TTTAATTGCGGAACCCAATTTTTGCCAAACTGATTTTTACAGAAAGGGGGAATAGTGGGGAGACGCGGGCCATTACCAAAAAGTAAAGCATTACAGATGCTACACGGGACCTCTCCGTTGACCGCAGAAGCGGCGGCGGAATTAAAAGAACAGTTTATCCCCCCGGAAATGCCGGATCATTTTAACACGCGAGAGGTAGAGGCGTGGAATCGCACGATTGAATTATTGCGGTCAGGATTGGCTTTACGAAAAGTGGACGGTGCAGTGCTGGGGGCTTATTGTTCTGCTTTTGTGCGGTGGCAGGATGCAGAGAGGCAGATACAGGATAGCCTATCGATAAAAGAGGGACTGTGTGTCTTAGGGAAAGAGGGAGACCCTCGCGGAATAAATCCATTGGTTTTGATCAGCAGAGATGCCCAGCGAGATATGGTGTTTTATGCGGCACAACTCGGTATGACCCCTGCTTCCCGGATTAAAATGGTCGCCGGGGTGAGTAAGGTTCTTGAAAAGAATCCGTTTACAAAAATAAAGGCGATGGATAAATGAAAACATCGTGGACAGATACCGCAAAAGCCTACGCCAAAGACGCGCTGGATAAAAAAAACGGTAAGCGTTTCGGCAAATGGATAAAACTTGCCGCAGAGAGATTTTTAAAAGACTTAGACCGTGCGGGAAAGAATTGTCAGTATAAATATTCCGAGGTCGAAGCGGATAAGGTGTGTGATTTTATTTCAAACCTTCCTCACGTCGAGGGAACGTGGAAGTCGGAAAATATCACTCTTGAGCCGTTCCAGGTATTTTTTCTTTGCAACCTTTTTGGCTTTCGCAATTTAGACGGAACGCGCAGGTTTACTTCCGCGTTGTTCGCCTGCGCGAGAAAGAATGCAAAGTCAAGCCTGGCCGCCGGCATTGGCCTTTATTGTCTTACAATGGAAAAAGAAAGAGGTCCACAGGTAATCTCCGCCGCAACCACAGGAGATCAGGCCGGGATAATTTTTAAGATTGCCAAACGGATGGCAGATAAACGGCCGCAGTTAAGAGAAGCGTTCAACGTCGAGTGTTTTACGCGAGCGATCTCTTGTTATGAAAACGGAGGACTATTTAAGGCTATAAATGCTAAAGCGTCAACGCAGGACGGGTTAAACCCGTCTTGCGTGATGATGGACGAAATCCACGCGCATAAGACGCACGACCTTCTGAACGTCCTTCAATCTGCCGCCGGGGGCCGCCAAAGTCCCTTATTCCTTTTTACCACAACGGAAGGGTATGAAACGCCAGGCCCGTGGCCGGAGATGCGCAAATTCGGCCAGCAAGTCCTCGAGGGAGTGATCGAAGCAGACCACTTTCTTGTCCTTTTTTTTGCTCTCGACGATAAAGATGATGAATTTGATGATTCTGTCTGGGGGAAAGCTAATCCGTTACTGTCGGTATCGGAACCTTTGTTAAAAGCCATCCGTAAAGAGGCGACAGAAGCCAAGTCAATGCCCGGGAGGCATTCGGAGTTTTTGATTAAAAGAATGAACCGGCAGGCTTCGACGGCGAATGGCTGGATTGATTTGCAAAAGTGGAAGGCTTGTGCCGGAGCCGTTCCTCTTGAGGAATTAAAAGATGAGCCTTGTTATGGAGCGCTTGATTTAGCGAGTACGCGCGATCTTGCCTCGTTCCGTCTTGTCTGGAAAAAGAAGGGGATATTGTATACGCACGGTTGGCGGTGGGTACCCCAAACAACAGTCAAGATACGGGCGCAGAGAAATCTTGTCCCCTATGCCGGATGGGTAAGGGCCGGTTATTTGATAGAGACTCCGGGAGAAGTTACCGATTACGACGAGATATTTAATAAAGTGTTATGGGTGAAGGATAATTTTAATCTCGTCTCGGTAGGATATGACCCGTGGAACGCGACGCAGTTGACCTCAAAACTATCCGGGGAGGGGATAAAAATGGTTCAGTTCATCCAGGGGCCGAAGAGTTATCATCCCGCGATGAAAAACTTCGAAGAGACCTATATCTCCGGTAAATTTCAGCACGGCGGAGATCCCGTGTTGACATGGTGCGCGTCAAATCTTGTGCCGAGGACGGACGCGAATATGAATATGGCCCCGGACAAAAAGAGAAGCGCAGAAAAGATTGACGATATGACTGCTCTTTTAATGGCCCATGGGATTTTAATCGGGCAGGAGACAAACGAAGGCGGGGATTTCGATGATTTTATCAACAACCCGTTATCAATAGCGCAATAAGATTTATTGACATAAATTATAAATAGTATTATAGTTATGGGTAAAAGGAGGCCGATTGCTTAGATCAATAATAAATTATTTCACTGGGAGCGGCAGCCGTCGTGATCAGGGTGTACAGAATTTGACTCCTGCTTCCGGGAGGATGACGACAAAGACCGTAAATGATGATACGGCTTTGCAGATTTCTTCCGCTTTTGCTTGTGTCAGGAGAACGGCGGAAGTTATGGCTTCTCTTCCTCTGCGGTTCTATTCCGTCAAACACGATTCTTCCGGACGTATCGCAAGCCGGAAAGTTGTTACAGACCACCCGTTGTATCGTCTCCTCAGGTGGAAACCCAACCGTTATCAGACTCGGACTGAGTTTTTTGAGAGTATTTATTATCAGCAGGCTTTTAGGGGAAACGCATATTCTCTCATCGAGCGAGATTCTTCCGGGCAGATCATATCTTTATTGCCGTTGATGACTTCCCAGGTGGAGACGGTGTTAAATGCCGACGGCAATGTTGTTTACAGGTATTATTCATCGGGGTTAGTTAATACCTTCACCGCCGATAATATTTGGCATCTAAAATTGTTTGGGAATGGGATTGTTGGATTATCGCCTCTTGACCAAGCAAGGAATAGCCTCGGTATTTCAATGGGCGCGGAAGAAAGCGTCAACCGCCTGGCGAACAGCAATTTTAAACAGGGTGGTGTTTTGTCTGTTGACCGGATATTAAAAAGTGATCAACGCTCCGCAATAAAAGCAAATTTTAACGACATCGCCAGCGGCAAAGAGGAAGCCTTGAAAGTCCTCGAGGCTGGAATGAAATTCACGCCGACATCGATGTTGCCCAAAGACGTGCAGTTGTTGGAGAACAGAAAGTTCCAGCTTGAAGATATTTGTAGATTCTTTGACGTCCCCCCAGTATTGATACACGATATGTCTTCCTCGACGGTGTGGGGATCGGGGATCACCGAGATTGTCCGTGGGTGGTATAAACTCGGTCTTGCTCCGTATCGCTCACGGATGATAGACAGTATCCAGACGCAGTTGTTGGGTATCGCGGAGAGAGAAACAATAGAGCCGGATTTTGATATTGACGAGTTGTTACGCGGCGGAGAAAAAGAAAGATACGAGGGGTATCAGATAGCCATAAGAAGCGGAGTTATGACCCCTAATGATTGCCGGGAGCAAGAGGGGCTTCCACCTGATCCGGCTGGGGATAAATTATTTATTGATCAGCAGTTGATTTATCTTGAGGATGGAGGAAGAAAGAATGAAACAAAAACACCTGCCGCTAAAGTTTGAGGGACTTAATTTTTCTCACAGCAAGATCGAGGATGGTATTCTTGCCCGGTGGGATAAGACAATCTTCGCCGAGAATAAGGAAGATTCCGCGTCTATTGACATTTTTGACGTCATCGGAGAAGACTTCTCTGGCTCCGGATTCACCGCGAAGAGAATGTCTGCCGCTTTGCGCTCTATCGGAGATGAGAACGATGTCGTGGTAAACATCAACTCCCCCGGAGGGGATGTCTTCGAAGCCGCTACGATATATAACTTGCTTGCACAGCATAAAGGCAATGTTACTGTCAATGTCTTAGGCCTGGCTGCGTCTGCGGCTTCTGTTATCGCTATGGCCGGAGATCATATCAAGATCGCGCAGAACGCCTTTTTGATGATACATAACGCCTGGTCTTGTGTCTGCGGGAATAAAAATGATTTACGTCAAGCCGCGGATACACTTGAACAGTTTGACAAATCTATTTTGGCTACTTATTCCGCGAGGACGGCTCTCGATGAAAAAAAGATAGCCAAGATGATGGATTCTGATACTTGGATCGGGGCCAGTGATGCCGTTGAATTCGGTTTTGCCGATGGAATAATCCAGGCAAAATGTGATCCTGATAAGAAAGATGATAAAAAAACTAAGGCACAGGCAAGACGTATAATCGAAATGGCGCTTGCTCGTGAGGGATTTTCCCGCAAAGAGCGGGAAGACGTCTTCCAGAGGGCCGGTGTGCGCGATGCAACCGAGCCTGTCCAGCGTGATGCGGACGCGGAAGCGTGGGGTAAACTAATCGAAACAATGACGAGTTAAAAAAAAGGAGAATCAATATGAACCCGGAACAGTTAAAACAAGCGTTTGACGAGTTTAAGACGGCACAACTTGCGGCAAATGAGGCCGTGAAAGTAATGATTAAGGAACAGGAAAAAGGCACTAAAGAAGGTCTTGCCAGTGCCGTAGCTTTGGCAGATAAAGCGGCTAAGGACGTGCAGATATGCGCCGACAAGATCGTCGCTATGGAACAGAAACTCACCCAAAAGATTATCGCCGGGACAGAGGCCCCAAAAACTTTTGGCCAGATTCTTGTCGAAGATCCGGCGTATAAGGCCTTTGCTTCCGGCCAGACGCAGAAGTGCCGCATAACGCTTAAAAACGGTTTCTCGGCACAGAACAACACAATCACGGGACAGAGCGGAAGTCCCTCCGCGAATGTCGACACGCTGGTTCCGACAGATCGTCGTCCGGGAATAATTCCGGGAGCGTTCCGCGCTTTACGGGTGAAAGACCTGATCCCCCAGGGAACCACAATCAGCAACTTGGTGCAGTTTACCAGGGAACTGGTATTTACCAATAACGCCGCAGAGACCGCCGAGGGGGCGACTAAGCCGGAAAGTATCCTCACCTTTGAGGACTATTCTGCGCCCGTTGTTACCATCGCGCATTGGCTGAAAGTTTCTCGGCAGGTGAAGGACGACGCGCCGGCATTGATCGCCTACATCGAGAGCCGTTTGCGTTACGGCGTTGATCTGCGCGAGGAAACGCAGATTGTCGCAGGAAACGGCGTCGGCCAGAACCTGATTGGGATGCTTACCTCTCCCAACTACACCGCGTTTACTCCTACGTCTGGAGATACCGAGATCGATTCGTTCAATCGCGCAATCCGTGCGCTTGACGACGCTTCTTACCCGGCGACCGGAGTGATCCTGAACCCTGTTACCTGGGGCGGTATTGAAAGGTTGAAGGATGAGAACAAAAACTATCTCGTCGGGTCTCCGTTCGGGGCGATTGTGCCTACGATCTGGGGTAAACCGATAGCGTTGACGTCGAGTATGACCGCGAGCAAACTTCTCGTGGCCGCATTTGACATCGCGTTTTTGTATCTGACGAGAGCGGAAACCGTCGTCGAGATGTCGGAGAGCGACGATACCAACTTTCAGCAGAACCTGATCACGATCAGAGCCGAGAAGCGCGGAGCGTTAGGTGGGTTGAGACCTGCATCCGTTCTTTACGGTGATCTGACCGTCTAACCGAAAGGAAAGTTATGAAAATTATCGCCAAACGTCCGTTCATCAGTTCGCGAGTTGGGATAGGTAATGTCCCGGAGGGACGGGTGTTGGACATAGACGATAATTATGCTAAGTCGCTTATCAAGGCGGGGCTTGCGGGAGAATATCCCGCAGCCC